TTTAAAGGACAAATGTTTACTGCAGGACCATTTAATTTAGATAATTACGGTTTGATTATGCTTAATAATTCTACCGGTCAATTACAGCTTAATATTGTGGTTGGTGGTGGTGGTGCTATTATTGCTCAGACGCCAGCAGTATTTCGTGATCCTTCCGCTTGGTATCATTTTGTTGTAGCAGTAGATACAACTCAAGCAACTAATAGTAATGGCGTAAAAATGTATGTCAATGGTGTTCAGCAAACACTGACATTTCCTGCTTATACTCAAAATCAACTTACTGAATTTAACAATACAACTACTCATAATCTTGGGCAACTTGCTACTCTAGGGGATGAGTATTTTGACGGCTACCTAACCGAAGTCAACTTCATTGACGGTCAGCAATTAACCCCCTCATCATTTGGCTCAACTAACGCTCTCACAGGCGTATGGCAACCAGCACGTTACACAGGCACATACGGCACAAACGGTTTCTATTTGCCCTTCACGGACAACTCTGCGCTGACTACATCAAGCAACGTAGGCTTGGGCAAAGACTTCTCAGGCAATGGCAATTTCTTTGCGACTAACAACATCTCCATCACGGCTGGTGTTACATACGACTCCATGACGGATGTGCCTACGCTGACAAGTGCTACGGCGGCTAACTTTGCCGTTATTAACCCCCTTGATAAATACACTACGGCTGCACCAACAAACGGCAACTTAACTGTGCCTGCAAGCAACACGGCGGTGGCAACTGTTTTGACAAGTGGTGTTGGCAATTTCTATTGGGAAATTAACAACCCTAGCGGTGTGACATATTCTGCGGGTATTGCGGGGTTTGTTGGCGGTCAATCGGTTGTTGGAAACGTATCGGCTGTTTCGCTAACCGCAACAAATGTTGGCATAAGAATAACCGCTGCCTCGCCCGGTTCTTGGGATTACACAACCAACGGCACAACATTTACAGTTGGTTCTGCTTCAATTGGCACAGGACTTATATCAGCATTTTTTAGCGCAGGAACAGGCGTATTAAATATCAACTTCGGTCAACGCCCATTTGCCTATACACCCCCAACAGGCTTTGTAGCGCTCAACACATACAACTTGCCGACTAGCACTATTGTCAAGGGCAATACGGTGATGGATGCTACGTTGTATACGGGTACGGGTGCTTCGTTATCTGTTACCAATACGGCATCATTTAAACCGGATTTTGTGTGGACAAAAAGCAGAAGTAATGCAACAGACCATAAGTTAACTGATTCTGTTCGAGGCGTAACTAAGGCTTTGGCATCAAATTCAACCAATGCCGAAACTACTGACACGCAAGGTCTGACCGCGTTCAATAGCAACGGATTTACGTTAGGAACAGATGCCAACTATAACGGGTCTGGGCGTACATTTGTCGGCTGGCAATGGCAAGCAGGGCAAGGCTCAACATCAAGCAACACCAACGGCTCAATCACATCGACTGTGAGCGTGAATGCGTCTGCTGGGTTTAGTGTAGTGACGTTTTCAACACCTCTTGTCTACACAAATGCTACGGTTGGTCACGGGCTTGGCGTAACACCCGCTATGTTTATTGTTAAGAACCGTAACGGTGCTGCTAACATTAACTGGAACGTATACCATCAGTCATTAGGCAACACCCAAGCAATATATTTAAACTTAAGTAACGCTGCTACAACTAGTTCAACATTTTGGAATAATACAAGTCCAACAAGTTCTGTATTTACTGTTGGTGCTAACTTGTACAACAGTTCAGATATGGTTGCCTACTGCTGGACACCCATAGCAGGATACTCAGCGTTTGGTAGCTACACGGGTAATGGATCGACTGATGGTCCGTTTGTGTATCTTGGGTTTAGACCTAGATTTATTTTATTTAAAGCAACAAACAATGCCCAAGATTGGGTTGTGTACGACTCGGCTAGGGATACTTACAACTCAGTTTCAAATTACCTTTTTCCAAATTCATCGGCTGCGGAAGCTTCATTTGCTAATACTAATTTCTTATCCAACGGATTTAAGTTAGTTAGTTCTGTCAGTTTAAATTATTCAGGCTACACCTATATTTACGCCGCATTTGCCGAAAACCCATTCAAGAACGCTTTAGCGAGGTAGTCATGTTTGCAATCATCTCCAACGGCGTTATCGCCATGCTTGTACCCGCTGGCACAGCCTTTGAGTGGCAAGGTCTGCAATATGCGGCAAACTGGTGCAACCTGTCTAGCCCAGAAGAAAAAGCGGCTATCGGCATGGTGGATGTTGTCTACGGTCCATATCCTAACGATCAATACTATTGGATAAGCCAAGATACTCCTGTTTACACAGGCACAGTAGTAGAAATCAACTACACAGCCACTCCTAAAGACTTGTTCACGCTGCAAAACAACGCCGTGACAACCGTGCAGCAACAAGCGTACACAATTCTGCAACCAAGCGATTGGCGTGTGGTCAAGGGCTACGAAACCAAGATTGCCATTCCGGCCAATTGGGATACATGGCGCCAACAAATCCGCACGCAATGCGAAGCCCAAATCGCAGCAATTTCAGCTTGCACGACTGTTGCAGAATTAGCAGCGTTGCCACCGGTTGATTGGGCGCATGATCCTAACTGGATACCTCCTGCTGTACAGGAAGATGCGCCCGCTATATAATTTTTAACGTATCGGCCCGTTAGACCGAGGTTTCTTAGGAAACAAAAATGTCAGAAGAAGTAACCTTAGCGGAAGTACCCGCGCCAGAACAGGACGTTACGGCAACACCTGTACCTGAAGTTTCAGCGCCGGAAGTAGTCGAAGTTGATCAGCAAGAGGAAAAGAAGTATTCCCAGGCTGAAATCGACGCGATGATTGGTAAACGACTTGCAAGAGAACAACGTAAGTGGGAAAGAGAACAGACGCAACGTGCGGTGCAAACCCCACAGCCAAGTGCTCCACCCGTACCGGAAGGTTTTGCATCCACTGAAGAGTACATCGACGCAGTAGCCGAGTACAAAGCAGCGGAAAAGCTTGCGGCACGCGAAGCACAAAAGCAGCAGTCTGCAATCTTAGAGTCTTACCACGACAAGGAAGAAGAAGCGCGGACGAAGTACGACGACTTTGAACAAGTCGCCTACAACCCCAACCTTCCAATCACTGACGTGATGGCTCAAACCATTCAAGCTTCTGATATTGGTCCCGACATGGCTTATCACCTAGGGGCAAATCCAAAAGAAGCTGAGCGGATTTCCAGACTTTCGCCATTCTTACAAGCCAAAGAAATCGGGAAGCTCGAAGCCAAATTGGCCGCTGATCCTCCCACCAAAAAGACCTCTTCGGCGCCAACGCCTATTAGTCCGGTCACTGCAAGAAGCACGGGGTCACCCTCGTACGATACAACCGACCCACGCTCCATCAAGTCGATGAGCACCTCGGAATGGATCGAAGCTGAAAGGCAGCGTCAGATTAAGAAGCAAGAAGCGCTACGTAACCGCTAACTTACTTTTTTAAAGGAACTACCATGTCAAATAGCTTATTGACCATTGACATGATCACCCGTAAGTCTCTCGAAATCCTCGAGAACAACCTGGTGCTCACACGTAACGTAAACCGCCAATATGACGACTCCTTCGCTGTTGAAGGCGCCAAAATTGGTTCAACCCTCCGTATCCGCCTGCCCGATCGCGCGCTGGTGACTGACGGTGCCGCCCTGCAAGTTCAGGCCGACAACGAACAGTTCACAACGCTGACCGTGTCCAGCCAAAAGCATATCGGCGTAAACTTCACGTCTGCCGAACTCACAATGCAATTGGACGATTTCGCAGAGCGTGTTCTGAAGCCTCGCGTATCGCAATTGGCATCTTCGGTTGACGCCGATGTTGCAACTTCGTACAAAGGCATCGCTAACTCGGTAGGCACTCCAGGCACAACTCCTTCGACTTCTTTGGTTCTGCTCCAAGCTAACCAGAAGCTCAACGAGTTTGCTACACCTATGTCACCACGCTATGCGACTGTTAACCCAGCCGCTAACGCTGGTCTAGTTGAAGGCATGAAGGGTCTTTTCAACCCAACCGGTACTATCAGCCGCCAGTTCAAGAACGGCATGATGGGCGAGGGCATTTTGGGTCTGGACGAGATCAATATGTCGCAGTCAATCAGCAACCACACGAACGGCGATTGGGGTACAACCATCACTGTGACATCGACTGTCGCAACTGAAGGCCAATCCACTCTGCCAATCAGCTTTACTGGTTCGAGCAAGACATGGAACGTGGGCGACGTCTTCACCATCGCTGGTGTTTTTGCTGTTAACCCACAGACACGTCAATCGACCGGTAGCCTCCAACAGTTCACAGTAACTGCTGCGGCAACTGGTTCTTCGACTGCAACTCTGAGCATCAGCCCAGCGCTGTACACAGCATCGAACGCATTGGCTACTGTCAATTCGTTCCCACAGGCATCTGCCGTTGTGACGATGTTGGGTTCGGCTGCAACAGCTTATCCACAGAACTTGGTCTACCACAAAGATGCTATTAGCTTTGCTACGGCTGACTTGTTGTTGCCACAGGGCGTTGACATGGCTAGCCGCCAAGTCCACAACGGTATTTCGTTGCGTATCGTGCGTCAGTACGACATCAACAACGACCGCCTCCCCTGCCGTATTGACGTGCTGTATGGCTACGCTGCCATCCGTCCCGTCACTGCCGTCCGTCTCTGGGGCTAAACCAGTGGGGGCTTCGGCCCCCATTCGTAACTTATTTAAAGGATATTTATCATGGCACTTTCTAATGGCACAGGCGGTTATCAAATCGGTGCAGGCGCAACTGACGAAGCAATTATGTTTGTTCAGGGCGCACCTACTGCATTGACAGCCGCAGCAACCGCAACGTCTGCACAACTCCAAAATGGTCTGTTTACTTTTGTTGGGACTGCTGGCAACTTAACATTGCCAACAGTCGCTTTGTTGGAAGCAGATATGTTGAGTGCACAAAAAGTCAATTCTGCATTTGATTTCTTTATCATCAACACAGATGATACAGATTCGGTCACTTTGGCTGTCGGCACTGGTTGGACAATTGTTGGAGCGGCTGCGGTAACCACCGCAACGTCAGGTCATTTCCGCGCGCGCAAGACTGGCGACGGTTCGTGGACTGCATACCGCATTAGCTAATGTAACAACCCCGTCCTTCGGGGCGGGGATTTAAAGAGGAATCAATCATGGCGAATACCAAACCTATTGGTGTGGCGTATGAAGATCAGTACCTTAACGGCGCGCTTATTGAAAACAGCACCATTACTATCCCTGGAACGACTTTAAACGCCGTTACCATTGGTAGTTCGGGTGGTACTGTTGGATTTTATGGCACATCTCCGGTAGCTAAAGGTGCGGCTCTTACTACAGCGCTTACATCTATTACTGCTACAGCACCAGGAACACCTGACTACGCTATTGCTAACCTTACGTCTACAACGCCGTTTGGTTTTGCTTCAGCCGATGAAGGTCAAACTGTGTTGACAGTTATTGCAAACTTGCAAGCCCGCGTAAACCAGCTAGAAGCTCGCCTACAAACTTACGGTTTGTTAGCTTAATAAGGCGGGGGCCTCGGCCCCCAACTCAAAATGAACATATACCTAGAACATCCCTTGCACGGTCAAAAAGTTGCCACAATGGAACTTGAAGCCGAAGAAGATGAAAAAAATGGTTGGGTGCGTTATACTTTGGATACGCCTGAAGATGCGGAGCCGGTAAACGCGCTAAAACGTAAACGTAAAACTTCGGAGTAGCCATGAGCACCACAGCCGGCGATCAGATAAATGGGGCGCTGCGCCTAATCGGCCAATTAGCTGAGGCTGAAGTGCCCTCAGCCGCTACGTCTGAGGATGCGCTGGCAACACTTAACCAGATGATTGATTCGTGGAACACCGAGCGCTTGTCGGTGTTTTGTACGCAAGACCAAATCTTTTCTTGGCTGCCAGGGTTTATGACCCGCACGCTAGGACCTACGGGAGATTTCATTGGAAACCGCCCGATTCTTATTGACGATTCAACTTATTTTCGCGATCCTTCTTCTGGTATTTCATTCGGTATTAAGCTGATCAACCAGCAACAGTACAACGGTATCGCGGTCAAAACGGTCACGTCAACTTATCCACAAGTTATGTTTGTAAACATGACTTACCCCAACATCACAATGACCGTTTATCCGGTGCCAACTAAGGTACTGGAGTGGCACTTTGTGTCGGTTCAAGAGCTTACAACACCTGCGCTACTGAGCACGCCCTTGGCGTTCCCGCCAGGCTATCTGCGTGCGTTCAAATACAACTTGGCGTGTGAGCTCGCCCCTGAGTTTGGTGTTGAGCCTTCGCCCACTGTGCAGCGCGTTGCGATGACGTCTAAGCGCAATCTCAAGCGCATCAACAATCCTGACGACATCATGTCCTTGCCGTACTCGATTGTGGCCACACGTCAGCGCTTTAACATCTTTGCGGGTAACTATTAATGCAGTCGCCTATCCTCGGATCAGCTTATGTGGCACGCAGCGTTAACGCTGCCGATAGCCGCATGGTTAATTTGTTCCCCGAGGTCATACCCGAAGGCGGCCACACCCCAGCGTTTCTAAACCGCGCCCCAGGTCTAAAGCTTGAAATTGCTGTTGGCACGGGTCCTGTACGTGGGTTGTGGACGTTTGGCGGGTATGCGTATGTAGCATCAGGAAATACCCTATATAAATTAGATTCAACGTAC